CGGAAGCCCACACGGAATCCCACACGGAAGCCCCCACGGAAGCCCACACGGAATCCCCCACGGAAGCCCACACGGAATCCCCCACGGAAGCCCACACGGAATCCCTCACGGAAGCCCCCACGGAATCCCACACGGAAGCCCCCACGGAAGCCCCCACGGAAGCCCACACGGAATCCCTCACGGAAGCCCCCACGGAAGCTTTAACGATGTCTTTGAACTTGCCATCCGCAATAAGCTTTTGAACGACGTGGCGGACAATTCCTTGCGTGAGCGGAGAAGAACACCAAACAATTTTCGGTGCTTTTAATCCGGCGATTTCATACGCTTGGATTATTCCTTTTTCCGCCGCGGCGCGATTTGCCGGTTCGGTCGACAAACCGATATCCGTCCATTTCTTGATATATTCCGGAAACTTGGCGATTTGTTCTGCCGTCAAGCTTTCGATTTTAGATTTCATTCTTTTCTGTCCTTTCGTTGTCCAATTCTTTAAGCGCGTCCTGCATCACCTTGGGTCTTCCTTTGCAACCCCACGGATTAGTGTTTTTTCCGGTCGAATTTCCGCGAGGACACTCTTTGCAATATCTTCGCCCGCTTATAACAACAATAAGTCTATGACCTTTTGGGCATTCTGTTTTTCGATTTAAGTAATAACCTTTTTGCCTTCCAAGAACACATTTTTTACATTGTCTACTGCCACGTATTTTATAAAAACCATCCAGCGAATAATCGTGTCCATTAACGCATTTCTTTTTTGTTGCGAAAATGCCGCGCCTAGAATTTTCTGCCGAGGTCACAGGCTCCAAGTGCAAAGGATTACAACACGGAGGATTTATGCAAAGGTGATCTAAAACAAGCCCATCCGGAATTTTCCCAATTGTCTTTTCGTAAATAAACCTGTGAGCAAATAATAGTTTTTCGCCGATGCGATAAACTCCGTAATTTTTAATGTCCCTTGTTCTTTGCCATTCCCAACAACCCGTCTTTGTTATTTTTATAAACGGCTTTTGCTCTGCGAGCTTTTTCCAAGTTTTTTCGAGTAGCCCTTTTTTTGCTTTTAGAAGTAACTCGGCCACCCTTGAGTCCGCCGGTTCTTCCCCAATGGACAAAACTAAGTCTAGTAAGTTCATGTGCCATTTATACTATAAACCCCCTTTATTGTCTAACTCTTTTAATGCGTCAATCATTATTTGAGGTCTGAAATTTAATCTTTTTGAACCTTTAACCCCATTGTGTGCCCAACAAACCACCTGTAAGTTTTCAAGGCGGTCTGGGTCTTTGATATTCCTGGTGTTCACATGGTCCACCACCAAGGGCGATCCCGGCGGGCATTTCCCGTTCCATCCCGCGAACCCCGCTTCGCAACGAGTGGTCCCGTAAAGTTCCATTTGCTTTTGGAGCAGGGTTTCCAGTTTGTCCTTCAAGTCTTCGGTTCGGACGGCTTGTTTTTCACTCCTGGGCTTCAACCCTTTGCGCGGGGTTCCCAGCGGTTTCCTCATCCCGATTCCAAACTTTTCGGTAATTTTTGGATGTCCCATGGTTACTTTCCGCCGTTCCCAAGAGAAGCCAAAAACTTCCGCATCCCTTGAACCACAGCTCTGTCGTTTTCCGTCAACCTCCCGTTGATATAAATGTCTCCGTTGGGGTGGAGTTCGATACTCGCTTCCCCCGCCCAAAAAACAAGGTTCTTGTCGGAATAGTCACAATAAGAACCGGCCTCATATTCGATTGATTTCCTCTTGGCGTAAACCCTTATTGGTTTTCCTGGAGCCAAGTTGCGAATGGATTTTGATATCGATTTCAAATGATAGTCACTTGAAACCAGCATCAAAATTGCCTCGTTGTTCAGGTTTTCGATTTCAACGCGTTGGGACCAAAAGTGAAAAACAGTAAAAACCAAACCCGCAAACCAAAAGCACAATGCCAAAATCTGCCACCTAACCCTCATCCAAGGTTTTATCGTCACGTTTAAGCCTCCCTGCGCTTGATTTTGAGCCTATTGGCCTCTCGGTTAAGCATCTGAGCCTCCGTCATGGCCTCGGCACCCTTCAGAATCAACTGATACTCCCATAGGCCCCTCCCTGGCCCGCGGTGGCGCTTATTGACCTCATGGCCCCCGAACCCTAGTTTCCTCATGTGGCGCAACTGCGCGGATATCGATGCCTCGGGGTATCCCGTCAATTCGTGTATCTCGTACAGGGTCCGCCAAACCTGGTCCTTCATGGTGTTCTTGATCCTAACGTGCTGCTCGTTGAGTCGATCGTGGTCGTCCATGGTTGTCGCACCGACGCCGGAGAAGTGGCGGAAAATCAGCGGAGCCTCGATCTCGCGAGTGGATTTCCAAGTCCCGTTCTGTAACTTTTTCGTGTCCTCGTCGTCCAACTCTTTCTGGATTTCCACCGCCTCATCCCCGTGGCACGGCTGGCCCCCTCCACGCGGCGTCCACGTCTCTCCCTCGCATTTCCAGCCCGACAATTCTAGGTAACGGCGTTGGGCGGAGTTCATGCTTTTGCCTCCAAAAATTGGAATCCAGGCGTTGAAGCATTTATTCTTTTCTCGCTCATCTTCACATATTCCGGGTTCAGCTCGAGCCCTACATACTTCCGACCCAATTCAGTTGCCACAAGTCCGGTTGTGCCACTGCCAGAAAAAGGGTCCAGGACCGTATCGCCCGGGGCGGAGCCGGCGAGGATACAGGGTTTCACCAAATTCTTTGGGAAGGTGGCGAAGTGGGCGCCGGGATAAGGCGTTGTGGCGATATTCCAAACGCTTCGCTTATTCCGGTACAAAACATCTTCGCCTTCGTAAACCCTGCCACCTTGTCCGTTGTCGTCGTCACCTTCGCCACGGGCGCCAAAGCGCTTTACGGGTTTTGAATTTTCTTTCCCCGGAACATGGGTTTTATGAAACCCGGAATTAGGCCCCTCTTTTCCAACCGGAATGTGTTCCTCGACTCGGGATCCACCCACCCCGCGCTTCCGCCAGATATTCGTGGTTGCTGACGCCTTGAAAAGTGAATCAAATAGTCCCTTGTGCTTCCCGCCAATCCTTTCCTTACCCTCGACCATTTTACGGATATCCGATGGGCCACTTGTTACCGGTTCAAAGATGGCCTTGTAGTCATAAAAATAACGGTTCGATTTACTCAAAAGAAAAAGGTATTCGTGGCTTCGCGTTGGGCGATCTAAACAGGATTCTGGCATTGGGTTCGATTTGTTCCAAATAATGTCCTGTCTCAAATACCATCCCGCCCTGCGGAGGGCAAAGGCCAAGGTCCAGGGTTGGCCGATAAGGTCTTTGGGTTTGAATCCGCAAAGGTTTTTTTTCTTTCCACTCAAAGAACCGACGTTGGTTTTCTGTTTCGTTCCCGTCTTGGCGCAATAATCTCCATTCCCCATTAAACCCTTCGAGCTTCCGGCGTAACTATCCCCCATATTCACCCACAAGGTTCCATCTTTGGTCAAAACTCGCTTCACTTCCTCGAATACCTCGACCAATTTATCGATAAATTCCTCAAAGGTTTTTTCTTGGCCAATCTGGCCTTCCACTCCATAATCCCGGAGTCCCCAATAGGGGGGGCTGGTAACACAACACCGAATTGTTTCAGAGTCCAGGGTTTTAAGGGATTCCAGCGAGTCCCCTTGAATGATTTTAAAGTCGGTCATACCACTGTCTTTCCGGGCTCACCTGAATTTTTCTGCAATCTCCACTTCCGCGCCTTTTGAAGATTGTCGAGTTGATCGTCCGGGACTTTGACTATTTCCTGGTCTGTGTAGGTCTTCTTTGGTTTTTGGGGTGGAGGGGTGTAGGTTTGAAAATTTTGAAATGGTTTTTGGTGTAACGGTGCTTTTACATCTCCCTTTTTATCTCCATCTCTATCTCCATCTCTATGTGTATCAAAGGTTACACTTTTGTCACTAGGGGTTACAGTTTTCTTCTTCCTGTAAGCCTTTTGCCTATCGTAATCCGACTGATATTTAGGCCAATTTTTAATAAAATGTAACCCATCGTTACAACTAACTAAATCCTGTTTAACAAGGTCGTCTAGATCGTCTTTGGTGATTCCGGCGAAGGTTACAACTTCTTCCGCGCTCATTGATTCATCCATGGCGGAGATAAATCTACCCCCACATTTGCAAACCTTGGCGACCGATAAAACACTCGCAAAAGCCCCGCGACGCCGAACGTTTTCTGAACCTTTGAGTTTTTCGTCTTTTAGAAATTGTTTGGGCCAAATTTTGAACCAGTTTTGTTCGATCATTTACCTGTTTCCCCTTGAAACAAAAAAAGCCCAAAAACTTGAAAACCCAACCTTCAGAGGGTATCGGCCTCCCACGGATTCGGTTGCCCGGTCCATGTTGAAAGTTGGGTTTTGAAATTCTTGAGCCTTCATTTGAATCCCCCGATACGGGATTTTGTTACCAGCGAATCTTAAACTTTTACTTTTTTCCCGTCAACAACTTTTTTCTGGCTTCGTAGACGGCCCGGATTTGCACAAGACAGGCGTTTTTTTGAAAGATTATTTCCTGTAATACAGCGTCAAGGTTTACTGCTCGTAGTCCTGAATTTGAACATGGCCTCGATGTATTTCAGGGCCTTCCCACTTTCAATCATCCTGGGTGTTACGCGCAAAACGATCCAGCCCGCAAGGATGGCCTCGGCGTCCCTTTCGCGGTCCCGCTCATAGCCGGCGCCGGTGGTGTGTCCGCCCTTCGCGAGCCATTGGCCCCCGTCGACCTCGATAATCAGCCAAGGCCAAAAGGCGTTCCTTACCCAAGCGAAGTCAGCCCGCCACTTCCTCGACTGATGCCAAAGGTATTCCCGCATTGGAACCGGCAAACCCGCGGCCTTTATCTGAAACGCCAAAAGGTTCTCCCACTTCTCGCGCTTTTCCTTGTCGGTTAGGCGCTTGATTTCTTGGGCCAATGGCGTTCTCACTCAGAACCCTTCCACAAATCGCAAACGTGGCCCATCCGAATATCAGTTGCTTCAGATCCCCCACCTAAGAGTTCGCATTTATACCACCGCTTTGACTGTTTGAACCGCGCGGAATGGATGCACGTCGAACACCGGACCTCTTTCGTTTCGGCCTTCCGGTAGTGGGTGGTTCGGACCCAGGCTTGCATCGCGGTCTCGCGGAAAACCGTCTTAGGCTTGGAAAGTGGGGTTTCGCCTCCGAAAAGGTCTGGATGAATCTCCTCGCCCACGCTCTACCTCACATTCAATAAGTCTTGGTTTTCACGAAAAGCACGACCACGTCGAAGATTTTCGGCTGTCGTTACGGGTTCAATGTGCGCTGGATTACAACACGCTCGATTTCGGCACAAGTGGTCTAAGTCTAAACCGCCAGGAACCTTACCAACTATCTTTGTGTAAAAGAACCGATGGCTACTCATTGTCGTTCTACCACCGGGCCAACGCCAACCGATATTGCCGTATCCGTGCATAGTTATGGCCCTTATCCAAACCCAACAACCATTCGGCATAATCCTAACGTATGGCCTTTTTCTTGCGCTCTTTTTTTGCGTTAGCTCTACAAGCAATAGTTTTAGCTCTTGAGCGTACTTTCCCACCGGCTCTGCCCCAAGCCACAAATTTTTCCCGTTTATAGACATAAGGTTTCACCTCCATGTCACTCATTATAGCCAACCCCCCTTCGTTGTGTCAACTTCACTTCTCCCCCTTGTCGGCGGCCCGATTCACCTCGGCGCACTTCGCATCCAATAAATGTCCCAATGCTTCCTTAATCCAATCGCCCTCAAACAACTTGGTTTTACCATCTATGCGAACCAATAGGTCGATGAAGTGAGCTTTTCTCAAATAGGTCAAACGCTCGGCCCAATTTCCGTCCATGATTTTCCTTTGGAGTTCCGGCGTTAAATCCCTGCTAGTGTCGGGGGAGGGGAAGGCGTAAGCACCGGCCTCAAGACTGTCCAAAATACTCTTGCAAACGCTATTCACGCCTTGACCGAACTTTTCATCATCGGCTTCAATCGGAAACGCCAATTCTTCTCGTAACTTTTTCGCCAGGGCATCCCCGTCAATGGCTCCGATCAACTCCTGCTTGGGGTCGGTCATTTCGGCTCCTTACAAAATGGACTTAATTTCATCACAAATGCGCTCTATCTCGTTCACCTTGGGCTTCATGGGGTTCTCCTAAGCTCGTCAATTTTCTCCAAGATACGCTTCTTGCATCCCTCAACGTCAATGCCCTCGGCTTCTAATTCCTTTGTGAGTATTTCGACTGGAACGTTCTTGCAGTACTTCTCGGTCAAGTCGTCCAACTCGGCGTTTAACCTCTCATTTTCCTTCTTGAGAGCGTCAAGTTCGGCTACGGTTTCAAGGATATAGTCAGCAAGTTTAAGGCGTTGTTGAAAGTTCGGGGCTTCGATGTAAACTTCCGCTCCATTGTGTTGTGCCACGATATTAAAAGCCAACGTGAATCCGCTCTCGCCCTTGGCCGGGGTGGGTTCATGGTTGTCCACTTTTATTCCTCCTCGCGTTGGTTATGGTATTTCTGATTTTTATACAGGTTTTGCACATTCTTCGATTACCGCCCCTTGATTTTGTGTTTTCTGGTGTAAATTCATGGCCTCTAACACAATGCGTTTTCCTCGCAATCTCCGCCAGCCTTACAGCTTTCGCAAAACTTTAGGTCGTTTGGAACTTGCGGATAGTCTTTTTCCAAGCGAGCCTTCCTGTCCATCCAAAAGTGTTCAGGCATGGGCGGGGCGTTTCCCGCAAAGTATTCCCGCTTCGTGAGGCCCCCTGTTACACCGTCTGGAAACGCTGGCATATCTCCTAACTTCGCCATACTTCCCCCTCGCTTTCTTGTACCGACTGTTAGTATTGACCATTACTTACTTTTGAGTGCTGAATGAGTGGGGTGGTATCTAACCACCATCCAAGAGATCGGCGTGTGGTGACGCCGAGTTTTACATTCGACCTTCGGGATTACCATTTTTGGCTTCTTCTTCTCACCAAAAGTAGGTTTTTACATTCCTACGCTCATCTGTCCCGATTGACCCGCACCGCATCGTCTAAACCGGCTCTGCTCTTGCGAACTGGCCGTACTTTACCGGGTCGGCTCTCTCTTGGCGGATTCTCCCATGCGTTGGGCCGCCCACTCACTCAACACTCAAATCCGTACCGCAACCTCCCTGCGCTTTGACAGACCGCTTGCGGTCACACTCCGCTTGCCTCGGATACGGTACGGGTTTCAATGGCCCTAGTTACTGGCTCCCGTCCAACCTGTGCTTCTCAGATAACCTCCGCTTTTCATATTCGACTAAAAACGCCTTCTCGCGGTCCAGGCAAGGCGTACACCACCGCTTCCCGGGTTCAACTTCCGCAATCCCACAAGAACGGCAAATGCCTTCGACCTCCCTCCGCTCGTACTCCTTCAATGCGTTGGCCCCTGCTTCCTGGGCTATTCTGAACACTACCGCGGATAGGTTTTTCATCACGGCGCCTTTCGTAGAAGTGAAGTCGCGGCGATTAAGGCCCGCTCGATTCCCTGCCAAACGTATTTCCCGAAAGCGTGTAAGGCCGTGACCTGGGCGACCATCCCATGCGCTTCCTCTTTCAAGATAGTCACGCTGGTTTTGGGTTGCTCGTTGTAAAGTCCTATCAAAGCCTCGGCATTGGCGGTTTCCTGAAAGTATTCGATTTCAGCCAAGGTTTTCGCTATCGAGAATTGTTCGCTCATTAAGTCCTCAATGATTCCCTCTATCCCCTTGGTCCGCGAGTTTAAATCCTTTGGAACCTTGGCGTTTATGGCTTGTAGTTTCCGCATAGCCTCGGGGTTGAACGCCTCCCATTCTTTTTGAATTTGTTGGTCTTGGAAAACGTAGGATTTCACTTTTGACCCAACCTTGCTTTTAGGTTTTCCTCGTTGTGGTGCTTGGCGTATTGGGCCTTGTCCAAAATTTCAACCGTTACCCAAAGATCAGGGAAGTAGCTTGCGGCCGAAACTATCCCGAAAGCCTTTCCCTTTCCTCGCTCCAAGGTCATCGTCCCGTCCGACTTTCTCCAAACGAGACGATTTTTCTCGAAGTGGCTTTCGCCTTTGGCCTTTAAGAAACGCTCAGGCCCTATCACCCCGAGGCCCATTAGTTTTGGGCCTTTTCCGCGATAGCCTTCCGCGCCTCTTTCCTCATGGCCTCCAAATCCCCGTTGACGGACTTATAAAGATGGTAGCGTTGGGCCAGGGTATTGCACCCAGCCTTGTAGAGAAGGTCTTTCAGGTCTTGCGGGAGGGCGTCCATTTTTTCGGCCATTGAAAGTTCGCGTTTCTGGCCGGCCTTCCCCTTGGTTTGGGTTTCTTCCGTGGTGGACCCCATATTTGCGTCGTCATCCTCGCTGGCGATTCCAAGGAGAGCCGTCAAAGCGTAACGCCTCAAGTAAGTCACAATGCTCCCGAACTCTTGAGGGGTTTTAGTTACGGCGTAACCATTGGTTTCGCTTTGGATCCACTCGTTGGAATCGTGGTAAATCCGTGTCGTTACCGTTATTTTCTCGCGTGGGTCCTCAAAAACCTTTTCCGCAAATTGAACTGCCACTAACCCGTGTTTGGATAAAATGGGCCTGGTCATTTCCAGCACTTGCGCTAAGTCCGCATAGGTGCTTTTGAAAAACGGGTTTTCTTTCGTCCGCTTCACGTTCTCCATTTCGGCAAGGGCCTTGATTAAGGCCGGAACTATCGCCTTTGTTTCTGGACTCGTCTGCATGATTCCCTCCTTGAAGTTATTTAGACCGCCGCCATGTTTACATCGTCAAAGAACTCAACGCCCGGGACGGACGGAAAAGGCTCTCCGACCTTCCCCTTGATGGAGTTCAACTTCTTTTCGTCCACGATAAGATACTCGCGGGGGACAAGATTGGCGTCCGTGATGCGGAAAGTCCGGTGCCTCATTGCGCCCCCGGTCGTGGCCTCTTGCTTCTGCTCGATCTTCACTTCAATCGCGGCGGCCTTGTTCACCGCCTTGGCTTGGTCTGTGGTGGTGTCGGCAGTCACCGCTTTTTCTTCCTGCTTGGCTTTCTCGGCTTGTAACTTGGTGATTTCCTTGGCCTTGCGCACGGCTTCGTCTTGGAGGAACTTCTTGCCCTTCTCCTTCACCCCATCCATGCCGCTCTCGATTGGGGTCTTGATAGCCTTGAAAGCCGCCTTCACTTTCTTGACCCAAGAATCAGGAACGCAAGTTTTCTCGTCTTGTTTCGCGTCCAATTTCTTGAGCGTTTGGCTTCCCTCTTTCAAGAGAATAACGCCCCTGTCATAGTCGTCTTGGGTTTTGATAACCAAGGCCGCCATGCGGATAGTTAAATCCCCTACCCCCGTCTTAATAGCTTCGATTTCCTTCTCTACGTTCTTCAAATCAACATCCGAGACTGCTAGACCGTTTCCCATTTTTCACGCTCCCAAAAAATTAGTGAATTGTGCCACGGGAGAATGATACCCTTTTAGGGGTACAAACATCAAGAGGATTTTTTTCTTTTTCGGAGGGCTTTTAGTTTGTGGTAACGATTGAGGAATTTGCGGTTTGCGCGTGTCTTAGGAACGGCGGATTTACACCCGCAAGCGCAAGGAGAGGATTTGAATTGGAGGGTTACGGTCTTCATTGGTAGGAAGATACCCTATAAGGGGTACTTATTCAACCGAAAAGGTAAATCAGGCCGTTGTTAGCTTGCAACGGTGCAACCAATCCGACAGGAACTTGGCCCTTTCGGGTTTTGATCTCACCAAAGAGGCGTAGGCGTCTTTTCTCCATTGGATGAATTGAAGGGGTAGGTTCGCTTGGTTCGGAAAGGCGTTAATGGCCGCGAGCGTGGTCGGTCCCAAGAATCCCGAAGGCGGGTTCAAACCGACAAGACTTTGAAGTCCGCTGGTGGGTCTCCCTCCTCCCATGTTTACCGCGGCGTCGTAGAACTGAGAGGCCAATTCTTGGGTCGGGAATAAATCAAGGTGATATTGGTCCCAGAAGTATTTTTTATAAAACACCCCAACCTTCTCCCGTAGTTGAAGGTCCTCGTTTAGCTTCGCTGTTGGGTCCGGAGGGTTTAGCTTGAGGGTGGCGTCGATATCGGGCCAGCCGTTCCATTGTGGATTTTTGTTCCGGGCGATTCCCCAATAAGTTTGACCGCCGGTATCCCCCTTGACGTTCTCCAAGATGCGGCCTTCAAATCTCATGGTTCGCATAAAAGCGGGGAAGAATTCTGGCATTAGTTACTCACCTCGTCACGACACCAAGGAATTGAGCGCGGAACCCGCCAATTTCCAAAACGTCAACAGACGCTCCTATCCCGAAGCGAGGGTTCATTGGGTCCGTCACTGATTCAACTACCGCCGGTCCTATTCCGACACCGCCGCGCTTCTCAATGGTTTCAGTCTTTAGGACTTCTTGTATTACAGTAACCGCCTGATATTGGGTCACAGCCTGCGTCACAGTCACGCTTTCGGTCAAGGTCACGGAGTGCGAAGATTCTCCCTCGTTTAAACCCGACCTGCTCCAACTACCGTCTGCGTGGTGGGTTTCGTGGTAGGTGTGTTTAAACTTATTGGCTTCGGTTTCGCTTGCGGTTAATTTACTGGACAGTTCAGACACGGAGCCGGAAAGAGAAGTGTTTTCTTGAGTAACCTTCTGATACGACTCCGTGACCTTCTTAAACCTTGGGGCCACCAAAGCCCCACCGACCAGCGCGGCGACCAAAAGGCCGATGATGAACCCGATGCCGGCAGGCTTGAACCACCCGCCAGCTTTCGAGTTTAAATCGCTAAAGACGGCCTTGAAGTCAATCACTTGCCCGGGTCCGCTTCCGGTTCGGATTTTCCTTCAGCCTTATCGCTCTTGTCGGCACTTCCTTTGGAGGAACCGAAGTAATATCCGACCACAGCGCTTCCCCATCCAAAAATTGTCCCAAGCGCAAGCATGATGGCGTCGTGGTTGTTGGCGGGAATGTCGCCGGCGAAAAGGTGAAACATGATGAAACCAACCAAAAGAACCACCAGGGCCGCCGAAACGTATTGTGCCCCTTCCCTGATTTGAGTCTTATTCATTCCTTCCTCCTTGTTTTTTTCAGCTTCTTATGGACCACGGCCCGAACCTTCTTAACCTTCTTCAATAAAAAGTTCTCCACAAGGACATCGAGAATCTTCTTGGCTGTGGGTAAAATAACCTTCACGAAAACAGGCTGTAAGACTGCCTCGGCAACCATGGCCCATGGATTCACTTTTTCCGCCGGCGCGGAGCCAATTTACCCTGGCTTTCCACCCACCCTTTCATCTGTCCTTCGATGAATGTTACGCCCTTGTCGATCCGGTCCACCTTTTTATGGATAATGGCCTGGTTCGTTTCTACCACGTTTAAGCGGTGCGCGGCCGTAAAGGGAACCGTTAGAACCTTGTAAACGGCGACCAGAGCGGCTGCGATACCCATGGTGTTCTTTGCAACGTTGGCGGCCTCGTCGATGTGGTTGGCGTTGGGTCCGGGCAAGGTGACTTCCTTTAATTATCGGTGTAGTGAAGCGTCCTCGGCGTCGCGGTCGGCTTAGGGGTCGCAACCGGCTTATTCCACTCCTTGTCGGCGGCCGCAACCAATAAATCGTCATTGGCGAAGTCCTTGGTAGTCATGGTCACACGAACCGTTCTGGGTTGTTCGACCAAGTTTCCGTCCTTGTCCTTTTCCACGCATTTGATTAAAGCGGCGACGACTTCCCCGCGAACCATTGAATGGGTCACGGTGTAGTCGTAGGAATGGTTTCCCTTGACCACCGAAACAGAAGAAGGTTTGGGAGCATCCTTGGCCCAAGAAACGCTCGCCATGAACAGCACCATCACAGCCAAGATAAACTTACGCATTACAGCCTCCTTATTTAATTTTCTCCGCACTCATATACAGAGAGTATTTTGCCGTACCGAAAATACCAGTTAAATCGGTTTGGTACGTCAAACTTCCGCTTTCCAACTGAACAATAAAACTCCCTTGAACTTCGCTATCCAAAACCGTTAAATTTACACTTGGACTAACAATGGAATTGTTTCCGCCATCGTCCGTGTAATTCACTCCAAATGTTAAAGTCCCCGCCCCCAATCCGCTTGTAGTATCCACCAAGTAATAATTAACCCGATAAAGCCCTGCCGTAGAAGTCAAAGTCACGGGCCCCACAGTTACGCCGGAATTGGTCACGGCGTTAGAAGCGAAAACGGCCGGTAAGTGGGCATCGGTATAGGTGGCGGCGGCGGAAACCCCCGCAGAAACGGCCCCATCGGTATAAGAGTTTGCTGTTGATACTGCTCCCGATAAATTAGAGTCCGTATAGTCCTCGGCAATAGAAACAGCCGCATTATCCCCGTCATCCACATATCCTTTGTTTGCCACTTCCATCGTGGTAACGGGGGCTTGAGAAACGGTAATCGAAGGTGCGTTTATCGTGACGGAAGTATCGGAGTTTAACCCAAGACTTTGACTTACAGCACCGTTGACGCTTGCAACATTCGTGAGGGCGGCACCATTTACATTCAACACCCCTGCCGATGTGGTAATGGAATCCAAACCAATAATAGGAGTTGAGTTTAATTCCAACCCTAAAACGGAATCCAAAAGAACAATAAACGATCCAGCATAAATACCCCATTGGGTCAATTCGCCACTCATGCCCGTAGAAAAAAACTCGCCCGTAGAACCATTGTCACCCGTCACATTAAAAGCTGAATATCCAATGTTTGGGGACATTAAAACATTTGTCGAAGTTGTCCCTTGAAGGTTAAGATTGGCCGCCGTCACTCCCATATCTCCGCCAACGGAGACGGACAGGGAGTTCGATGTGGTGATATTACTCAAGCCGTAAATTTTACCTTCACTCAAACTCAAAACGGACTTACCACCATCATTGTCGAAGTTGATTGTGGCAGGCCCAATGTTAAATTGGTATGTCTTAACTTGAGGAATTTCAAAATGAATATCCCCGTTGGCGTTCATGCGGATAGGTCCATTTACTGCGGTAACACCAACGCCCTCGGTCGTATCGTTTACGACAGATCCGATCCTGGGGCTTCCATCGACCCCGTTATAGGTCTTTACTTCCGCGAATACCGCAGTCGGCCCAATTAGACCAAGAAGAATAAACCAGCGGATTATTCGGTTCATAAAGGGCTCTCCCTCTCGGTGTGGGTAAAGGTGACAAGAGTGTTTCCGGAGGCTTCGATAACGTCGCCCGCGGTAAGGTTATAAATGGAATCGTCGATCAAAGAGCCTTGTGGTTGGAGGATGGTCTTTGGTCCGAGTTGAACCCCGTTGAAATATCGGATAATCGTAACTGGGTTTGCCCCAGAGGCGGCCGTATAGGTATAAACCTGGGGGCCAAAATCCGATTGCGTTGAACCTGGACAGGCGTAAACCGTTACTGCGCTGGTGCCGAGAATTCCTTGTCCATTGGCATTGGTGGCCACGACGTCCAAGACGGATACGCCGGCGTTGTTTATGTGGGCCGTGACGGATCCTCCTGAAACGCTAACGACGACCGGAGTGACGCACCAGGTTGGTGTAGCCCCTGGGGTCGGGTTGCAGTTGTAGTAACGATTGAGGACTCGGAACTCAGGGGTTTCGCCTTTTGCGGCGAGGATCCCGATAAACAGAATGGCGGTAATGGCGAGTAGCGAAAATGCAAAACCCTTTTTAAATTTTAGGCTCATAACAGTCTCCTTTTAGGTAGTTGACAACGAAATGCGTTGAGCGTATGCGTGACCAGAAACGGATAAATTACCGGCTCCGTCACCAACGGCCTTTCCGAAAGGCACGATGTAAACGTCGATTGCACCTGGTACGGATATGATTCTTTCGGCTATCGGTTGTTGTTTCAGCTTGTCTGGGATTTTTTGAATGGTCTCGGAATTTAACCCTCCAGCCTTCAAATGCACTCCGGTTCCAGTTGTTATTGAGTCGGGAGCGGAATGATCGCCTTGTCCATCGGATTTACAAAAAGCATGGGCGAACCAAGACTCAACATCAGGTTCCGTGGCGAATGTTCCCCAAATGCGATACGTTCCGGCGCTCGGCAGGGATATTTTAATTCCACCAAAATAGACGCTCATAAAACCGTCGTACGCCCCGCCACCGCTATCCAGCGCCCCGCTTCGGTATATCGGAGCCGAGTTAATCCACTTGGTTCCATCGTATTCCAGTTTATCCCCGAGTTCTGCGCTGGAAACATCGGCGTCCAAACCTGTAATCCCGAGCATTGCCAGTTTGCCCTCGGAATCGAATCCGATCACCTTGTTAGCCCTGTTCGGCGCAGTCGGCAGAACCATATTAAAATCTTCAGGGCTTTCGACCTTTGGGGTTTTGATACTCGCGTCGATTTCCCCCTGCTGTTCCAGGTCGGCCATGGTCAATCGATCCATGGACTTCTCGACCACCTCCTCGAAAAACGGTCCTTGGTTTGAAATGTCAGTTTCTTGTTTCAGCCCGGGTGCCATGAGAATAGCGATTTTCCAGCCCGTTAAAACGAATCCCGTCGCCGGATCGACCCATTCTTGGCCGTTGTTCACGAACTCCACGGTCCCGCCCGTCGGTTCACCGTCACCGTCCACCATGAAGTCGGTATTCAAAACCAGCTTGGTTTGGACGCCCGCGGGGCTCAAAACATAAACGGCGAGCTGGGCCTCTACCTGGATCGGAAAGGTATAGGCATAAATAGCCAATGACCCATCGGCATCGTAGTCCGTCCGGTATGGGGTATTGGCGGGGATCATTTAATGGACGGGCGTGACGGAGGCGTTTAAGCTCGGCGTCGGGGTGTAGGTGGGTGTTGGAGTGAAGGTTCGAGTATTCGTAAACGTGGGCGTTGGCGTCCGAGTGTTAAGCGGGGTTGCGGTATTGGTTCCGGCTGGCAGGGTGTCGGTCGGCGTGAAAGTCGGGGTCGGAGTTCTCGTTGGAGTTGGGGAGTAAGTCGGCGTCCTGGTGTAAGTTGGGGTATTCGTGAATGTCGGATACCAATTCACGGCTTCCATGTAACTCCGGCGACCGTTGGACATTTGAGCCACAGAAGCGTTGGCGGGCCATCCGGCTCCAAGGTGGGGCCTCGCGCCAGCGCGACGGTCCAGGTAGATTTGATTCGCCCCCAAAGTCACCCAAGCACCTTTTATGATTTGAGTGACGGGGCCTTTTGATAAAACGATAGGGCGCTCATAGCTACTGTCGGAAGGGCTCAAGGGATGGTAGACGTCCCCCCGGCCCCATTTAACGTGGTAAAGCCCGACGCGGGCGGGATTGGGGAACGTGGTCATTTGGACCGTGGGAAGCGCGACGATAACAGCGTTTGAAGTGTATTGCCCGATTGTCAGGACGGTGGCGTAGGGCGTCACGGTCGGGGTGTTTGTGGGCGTGTTGGTTGGGGTGTTTGTCGCCGTGTCGGTCGGAGTGTCCGTTGGGGTAGGGGTGTTCGTCCCGAAAGAAGTGGAAGCCGCGGCGAAGAAGATGGCCAGCAAAACGAGAAAGCGGAAACGCATAGAAGGCTCCTTTTTGGAAGCGGAGCCCACCTGCTTTCCGCGATAGTGGAGGAAGGGAAAGAATATCCCTCTCATTCCTATTTTGTTTAATTATAAACAACTCAAAAAACCTTGCAATAGATTTCTATTGGTTCTTCTTTGACGGACTCCCTGAAATCAAGCCCCTGGTGGCGTCAAGCGGTGAAGTTGGGTGATATTCACCATGCGCCCATCCAGCTGCATATCCAGCGGGGCGGGCAACCGCGGCGGTCGGTAAATCCAAATACTGCAATGCTCCAAGGATGTTCATGGTCAAAGTCCTGGCGCTTCCTTTTCCTTCCGAATAACGTCCTATTTCGCTTGGAAGTTCCGAAAATTTTTCTAATTGTCCAAGAACTGGGCTTGTTTCCAAACCACGTCCAAAACGATCATCCCTTGTTTTATCCAAGACGTGTTTCACCACCATTCCAGGAAGCCCAGGAAGGTTTCCAGCAATAGCCGAATCCAATGAACTCCCCAGGAAGAAGTCGAGATATTCTCCGGTGGTCGGGTCTTTATCTTCCTCGCCTTCCTTTTGTTTTTTATTGTGGAACAATCCCCTGCCAGACATTAGGTTGTGAACCGCCTGCCAGTAAATCGAAGGGATTAAAAGCCCCATGGCAACGATGTATCCGGCCCTCGCGTATCTGTTGTCAAGTCCAACCATGTTCAAGTAATCCCTTACCGGAGCCACAGGGCCAACACCTCGAACCCCCATCCTTATTCCAGTTTCAATCCAGTTTGATTGCCTATTGAACCAACCAAAGAACATGATGAACATTTTTTTAAAAGCCGTATCCACCATAATATCGGAAATCTCGGAAGGCCGGTTTGAGCCGTGGGTTTTAATCACCATGTCGTTTCCGTGGCGAATGGCATCCTCGTATTCTTCGGGGGTAGGTTCACCTTTCAATTCAGAAAGAAACTGGTTCTTTCCGGCCAGATATGTCGTATGGTCCATCATGTGGTGAACCATCTCCTGCAAAATATAAGAGTGTTCCTCGACAAACTCGTCGGCTTTTCCAACCCAACTCTTGTTCGTAAGGATATTGTTTATTCTTTTTTCGGTGTCGAATCCACCAACAAAGTGCTGTCGGTTTGCCATAAAATTTGATTCTTCCCTATTCGCCTTCGCCAATTCCAGAGGCCCTTTCGTGTACATCATCACCGCATGGGCAATATTTTCAGGCTTGACGGAAGCGACAACGATGGGCATATCCGATGCCCTGGAAATAACGTCCGCCATATTGGCGATCAACATTGTCTGCCCAGTCTTGCGCCTTAAATAGCGGTATAACTTATCCTGAACTCGGTTTTTATCCGCAATATCCACCACCTGCCGGGCCGTCCTGGAAAGCCAAGGAGCCAGCATTCTCATTTGAAGCGCAGGATTCACCATATCCAATGAATTTCCAAACTCCTTGTTGAAAACTACCCGTCCCAATTCCTTGATGGTCGGCTCCAAGTGAGCAAATCGAAGCGCCCAATCGAGATGTCCAACGGAAAGCCTCAAATCCATTTGTAAAGGCGCGGCGTATGCCTCTTTGCGCTGAATTGTGAAACCCTTTCCGGTGGTCGGGAAAACCAAGCCGTTATAGTTTCCGTCCAGCGCATCCCTCTCTTGACGTGTTTGCGCGTCCTTGTTCTTCCAGGGATCCACTTTGGCAGGGACATAACCCCCAGGATAGTTTCCGAACGGAGTTTCTAAGGTCTTGTTTTCGAGTGTTGAATACTCCCATCCGTACATTTCCTTATGGGCTTTCAGGGTTAAAGGTTTCAGTTCTTCGTGGGTGTCCCATATCTTTTGCAGGGCGTCGTAATGCTCTTTTCGGATAATCTTTTCAGCGTGCATCCGGTCGATGAACTTATCCCACTTGGAAGTATCGAGAACCGGATTCCCTTCGGCGTCATAAACCGTTTTTCCTTTTTCATCACGAACAAAATCGCCCCAATCGTTACCCCTTAAAAGTTTTTGGAAATTGCTTCTGTTTCCGGTGTGCTGGATAGCCCCCAGGATTTCACCAACGCTCTCAAATGTGTAATCAAGTTCTTTGCTATGAATGCTCTTTTTCTCGAAAACATCACGAATAGGCGAAACGGCATCCTCGATTTTCTTAATATAAACCTTTCGGGCTGATTCGTAAGAGTCCACGGCATCCCGCATTTTATTGGTCAAGGCTTCGTGGTATGGACGGGCCGGATCATCCAAGTCCATCATGGTTGTCCAGGAGTCCACCAATCTTTGCGCGGCGTGGATTTCAAGGAACCCTATTTTCCGCTTCTCCATGTCGGATATTTTTCGGCGTGTCTTTTCGTGGCGGTTTTGTTCCCAGGCTTTTAAACGGGCGTCATAGTCCTCGTTGGATTCGCTCCGCTTTTGTTCCGGTCGGACAAACTTCTCGTTGACGCCCATAAGGGTTTGAATAACTTGAAGAATATCCTCGGCCTTCCCTTTCAGAGTGAACTTCCTTCTAGCCCTCGAAAGGTGCCAAAGAGCATCCATGACCTGCCTTAAATCCCTTAACTGGGAAAGGTTGATTTCCTTCATAGGCTTGGCGGCAGGGACCAAGGAATCAATTAAAACCTTGATGGAATCGTAAACGTCCTTCTCGGTTTGGTAACGTCCAAGGTTTTCAAGATGATCGGCAGGGTTCGTCCCATCATTCTCCCCAATGCCAAACTTGGAAAGAAGTGTCCGGCCTACGTTGATTAAATCAATATCCCTTCCAGGCCCTAACTTGGAATCCGGCTGTTGGAACTTGTCGAAGTTTTTGAAGGTCCCCTTTACTTCCGCTTTAACCTTCTCGGCTTCCCGAGCCAAGGCATGAGCCACTAAACGGTCGTTCCGGTATTCGTCCGCTTTTTTGTGGTCCCCGCGGGCGTCCGCCAAAGCCTCTTTGACTGCTGATTTTCTCTCGCTGGTGTAGTAAGGCCCAGGCTTTCCGGCATCCTGCCAACTCATTTTTTCAACGATGTTTCTGGCTGTCCTGGAAGCGTATTCGGCTTCACGTTTGTTTCTCTCGGCCCGCTTGGCGATTTCAACATCGTTCAAGGCTTTCTTTTCCACCAAATCCGCCATGATGTTATTCTCGGCGGCGAGTAGTTCCAGGGAGTTCCCTTCGTGGATAGCCTTTCGCGCTTCGTCCTTAATCCATTCCTTCTTTTGGGCCTCCATCAATTTTTCATGGATTGCTAACCTAGAGGCGACAAGTTTATCGCGGTCACTTTCCAAAATGGCTTTTGCCAGTTCGCCAGACCCACCTTTAAACTGGAACAGGTCGGCGGCGGTTTCCATCCTCAAAGCGTTTTCGGGTGATAGTTTTCCTTCTTCGTGTTGTGAGGCAAGCTCTTTCGGGTCCATCCCGTCCGAAACTTCCTTGAGGTATCCTTGAGCCTTGAATACCGGGAGTTCGTCCACTTCTTTTTGAGTGTCGGATAAAGCCTTGGCCTTTTGTTCTTCATCCAGTTTCAAGGCTTCTGGTTTCAGTTCCGCAAGGCGTTTTTTCATCAGTCTGGAAATGGCTTCTTCCCTCGCCTTCTCCCTTAACTTTCCGAGTTGGTCCAGGGCTTCCGGTGAAAGGTCCGGTATCCGGTCCGTGGTGTATCCGGTGTCATGGTAAGCCTTGTCTATGTCCTCTCCCGAAGCAAGGAATCGGTCATAAAAGGCGCGGGCTTCCGGCGTGAACTTTTGACCGTAGTAGTTTTCCATGGCCTCCTTGGTCGAGAATAGTTTCCTCATCCAGTCCGTGAACTTGTTATAAAGCCCCTTGAAGCGGGAAGGAATGTTTCCCTCCCACATCCGATATTCCGCCCCACGGGCTAGAGTTTCGTGGTCCTCGGTAGTCATTTCCGCCCATGATTTTTTGCCGGATAAGTCCAGCATATCCTGAAATAGTTTTTTGATTTCAGGCGTGGCGTTCGGACTGTCTGCTAGGTTCTTTAATTGTTGGGAAAATATGTGGAAGGCTTCGTGAATCCAGGTGCTTTTATCCGCCCTGTCCTTGTGAATCCAAACTTCAAAGGTTTCGTTTCCAGGGGAACCACCCATCTTCATGGCGCCCTTCGGGATTTCAGGTTTTCCCTGAAACAAACTAAACCCCTCGTTAAGTGCGGCATCACGTAGGGCGGGAGTTAGTTCTAGGGTGTGAATCGTTATTGCCGGTCCTTTATCAATCAGTTCCTGGCGGTAGTTCTCGGCGGATTGTTTGTCCTCAAATTCTTTAAGCGGTAATTCTTCGTGGCCTTTGGTGTTGTCCACTACTCCCCAAACTTCACCAGCCGCCCCTCCACCCGTAAACAGAACCAATAAGTTCTCGCCCGTGGCCCCTCCAATCTTGGAGTCCTCGACCTTGGCCCCGTATTTCTTCCCGAATTTATTGAGGAAGTCGGGGATGATTTTGTCGTAGAAGCCTTTCATCCCTTCGCCACCAATTTTAAGGTCCGGGCCCGTAAAGCTTTTGGATGTTCCGGTTTCAACGGCGATAATTTTGGCGGCCATTTCCTTCCCAATCACTTCGGAAAGGTCTTTGCCGTCAAACTCGCCTTCTCGAACCTTTCCATTCTCCACTTCGAGGTTAATAACCTTTCCGGCAGTTAGCCTCAAATCCACAAAGTGGACACCAGGGGCTTCTTCGGGGGCCTCAACCTTTATATCTTCGACCTTTTTGGAAAGGTCATATCGTTCCGCCTGTTGTTCCCCTGTGGTCCACCCGATTTTGTCGTAACCTTTTTCGGCAGCTTCTCGGATAAGGCGTTTTAGGAAGAATTCGTGCCACGTTTTACGAAATGGTGCATCGGGTACTGTTTCACCATGGGCTTTTTTTGCAGCCCAAGCATTTGTGTATTCTCTTAAGACGGCCTTTGCTTCTTCTGGCAAATCATAGGCTTCGATGCTTTCCGGATTTCTGCGTATATCATTCAACGCTTGGGCCGGAAGGTCATATCCAAGGCGGTCCACATTTTCCAACGTTTTATGGGCGGCCGTTCTCGCTTTATCAAGGCGTTCTAAAACTGGTTTTTCATCCGTTCGATAACCCAACTTCCTTCCACTCTGATGTAACCCTGCTTGAAATTCTTCCGAAAATAAGACTTTCTTTCCGGCGGTATCAACCCTGTCATTCGTCCTGTACCAGCCAAAAACACCTTTTTCGTCCCAATGTGAGTCCTTGTAAGCCAAGCCGGGAAGAACCATTAACTTTTCCTGGTAATTGGTTCCTCCGGGGAGTTGCCATTGGGCAAACTTGGTGGCATCTTCCGGCCTCGGGGCGTCCGCATCCTCATAATCAGCCAAAGCGTTTATTAACTGTTCGCGGTCCATGTTGTCTGGATTTTCAGCTTCTGGGCCGGCAACTTGTTCATCGGCCAGGTCTTTTAAATGGTCTCTAAGTTCCTCATCCGAGTATTCATCCCATTGGTCTGCGCCCTTGGTTATTTCCTTAATCTCTAGCTGGTTGGCCCGGAGAAAGTCCAAAAGCTCCGCCTTAGATACCTTTTCTTTACCCTTGAGGAATTCATCGATCCCCGACCACTTCCGTTCTTCCTGGTTCATGTCCTTGATGATGCCCTTCACCTGCTCGGCGGATGCGTTTTCAGGCATCTTCGATTCAATCGTCTTTTGGAGTTTGCTGTAGAAAGGTGGGGCGTTTCCGGCACCCTGGAAAAAGGTTTGACCCATTTCCTTTTGCATCCGGCGTTCCATCTCGTCCCGTGGGATAAACTTTCCATCCTCAACAAACCCAAAGGTTCCCTTGTTTCCCAACGTGGCGAAACTTTCGCCCTCTCCGAGTGGAGCCGAAATCAGGGCTTGAGCGTGGGTGACTCCGGTGTAAACCTTTTCATCCCGCGAGTCTTTCCAGGCCGCTACTACGCCTTCTTTCGTCCTTTGGTTTTTCATGTAGTATTCCCAAAGTTCCTTGCCTATTCCCTTACCCGCAAGTCGGTAATCACCGCTTTGGAAATACTCCCCTTCTTGACCTCTCAAGGCCCCATAGTCTCCGGCGTGTTCTCCTAAAATTACCGGATTGGCTTCCACCAAACGGCGGAACCCTGCCAGCGTTTTTCCGCCCGAATAGTCCCGAAGATAATTGAAAAGCTCGTCCTCGGTAGCATCCGCCCCGCCACCTTGACCCCTGCTCTTTTGGAATTTAGTCAGGTCGTCCATCCAAGGATGAGGCAGGAGTTCACCTTGCTGGTGCCACTCAAAAAGGCTTTCGGCAATCTTTCCGGGGCTGGTTCCTTCGCCCGCCTTGTCGGTTACTTCAACGCCGATTTCCCGAAACATTTTCATCTTGGTTTCGTGACTCAACTTGGCGGATAGGTCGTTTGGATTGGAAGGAGGCTTTATATAAACCTTCCCGACCTTCTTCATGGGATTCATGGCCCAGGCATCTTTCAAAGCCTTTTCCTTATTTCCTTCCACAAAGTCCGTCAGGTGCAGTTTCCAATTTTCAGGCTTGAATAAATCCGAAATCTTAATGCCAGCGAGTTTCGCAAGGTTCTCCTGAACGATTCCAGTCCATCGGGCCTCTGAGAACCCGGGCCCTCGTCCACCCATTTTCAAGGCTTTCATCTTTTCGGCTAAAGCGGTTACGGCTCCCTTCAATGCGGAGGCGTGTTCTTCCTTCGCCACTTCGCTTTCGGTTTCTTTAATGGTTTTGTCTTGGAGTTCCTTGACCCGTTGGGCCGCTTCCAAAAGGTCGGCTTGGTTTTGTTTTTCTTGTTCCAGTTCGTGGGGCGTAAAAGAATCGGGGTCAAACTTGGCGTGATCAGCCAGGGCCTCGTAATCCTTCGTGCCTGCCTTCAAGGTCAACCAAACGTCCAAAGGAATCCTTACATCCATCCCAGTTTCAAGAGAGGTTTTAACCCTTTCGCCTAATTCGTGAGTTTCGAGTTCCTTTTGAATTTCATCCATTCCACGTTGCGGATCGCCTGGATATTTGCTTTGGAAATAGACTTGGAAATCATCTTTCGGAAAGAAAACTTCCTTGGTTTCAGGCCCCATGCCTTTGACCGCTTCTTTGTAGGTCAGCGGGTCACGTTCTTTCAGGGCTTCGGCTTGTTTCCCGAGTTCGAGATATTGGGCGCGGGCTTTGTTGATCTCGTTTTCAATGGGAATGTTTATTGATTCAGGTTTTATTTTAGCCCCAACTCCATCGGGCGGAGCAGGACCAGAAGGTCCACCAGGAGGCGTAGTGCCAGCCTTTGAAGGTTCTGAAATTGGACCCGTGGCCTCTTTGAACCTATCCGCAATCGTGGCCCCAGCTGGCAAGGCACCAAGGGCCAATCCGGTAGCAGTTCCACCCAGGAAAGACTCTCCCATTTGGGAACCTAAGTTTTCAAAGGCTTTCGGGTTTTCCCCACTCACGAAGTCGGCAACGTCATTCCCGAAGTTCTGGGCCATGCTTTGACCACCCATAGCGAGTCCAGTTTCGCCCCAGGTTGCGGCCGCCGAAGCGATGGCCTTCCTCGCCCCATCCCGCCCTAATTGTGCTTCCAGAGGGGCAAAGAGGCGTGAAAAGTAGGTCAAAGGGAGTAACATGGTTCCACCGGCCACGGCACCTTTAAAGGCCGCACTGGTCCAGGCCGGAACGGCAGGAAGTCCTTTTTCTACGCTTTGGGCATGGGCCTCCGACATTGTGCCGACCCCCATCACTCCCGCAATAGTTTTGACCCCCAATCCCTCAACGCCTCCGCCCATCATGGCGAGTGTAGGAATTTGTCCGGCTAGCTTCGCCCCTAAAGCCTTGAAATCTCCCGTCAAGGCATCCGACCACGGCTTGTCCTGGTCTGGGGTCGCCACGACTTTGGCGTGGTCATCCAACCATTTCGCTGTCGTGGACCAATCGTTAGTCGTATTTCCGAAGGCTTCAAACGGTAAAGCCAAAGTCCGATTGACGAAAGAAGCAGTTTGCAGGGATCCCTTATAAATGTCCTGGATTAAACTTTCATGGGCCGTCAGGTCGGGAAGTTTGTCATGGAAAGAGGCCATGTTCGGCGGAAGGGAAACAAACTTGGCGGTTCCTGGATGGTTTTTCTCCATGTCCTCAAAAAATCCAGGAGGATGAGTTACCGCGGCCCTTTTGGCTCCCTCCGTGTTTTCGGAAACATAGGCAGGGTCAGAACCGGTTTCCCGAGCCAGTCTTAACGTTTCAGCGGTTTTGGCCGCATCTTCTTTGGAGGCTTGGTCGTAAAGCGGAGCGAGAGGGGATTGTTTTTCGGGGACAAAACCATTTGCGCTAAAATCCGGTTGGCCTAAAAGCGGGGAAGGTTTCGGCGCTTCTTGAAGTTCAGGGACAAAGGGCTGTTCTTGCGTGGAGTCCATCAGTTAAAAATCCCATTAGGATAAGTCTTGAGATATCCGCGGATATTGTATTCGTTCACCTTTTCGGGAGTTTTGGAAGTTAAGTTTTTCCGCTTGATTGAAAGGATCGCGTTATTCACGGCTCCCCCTATTTTCAAAGCATCGGCCCCAAAGTCTTGTGAAAGGCTTTCTACCAATCCGTTCACCCTGGTTTCGGTGGTAAGTGGAGACGCACCGGAAAGATCACCCGCCAAGGCATTGTATTGTTCGCCTCCGATTTGAGAAACAACCCTATTTTGAACGGTCTTTAAATCGGCTGTTCGGTTGTAGGCACCAGCATTATGTCCGCCCATTGTAAACCAATTCTTTTTAGGCTCCACGTTCAAACCTTCATCGGCCGCCTTTAGGATTTCCTCCCGGGTTCCAGCCTTGTGGTCTTTCCTAAAATTAGCCAGCCAGTCCGAAGCCTCGGCAGGATTTCCGTTGAAGTGTGTTAAGGCCATCCTTTGCGCCATTTCCATCCCTTGTTCATAAGGCGCATTGACCCCGTTTTTCTTAATGTCGTATTCCCTTTGGATGAGGGTTCGATAGTTTCCTGTCGTGATTTGATTATTTTTAAGGGCTAAGTCCAAGTCCTCTTTACCACCACCAACCCCTAAAGATTGATTCTCCCAAAGCTGATTGAAAACGCTACTGTTACTTTTAATGGAACTGTCAAATTGGCGGTCGATGTAATCCTTCATCCTATCCAATTCAGTAGGAGTCCTAGCGTATTGGTAAGGGTACTTCGAGACTTGTGCGAAAGAACCTCCATTTTCCATCGTTCGAGAAACGGCATCCGTGAAAGACAACATCCTCTCGTTGGTTTGTTGGCGGACATTCCCATAAAGTTCGTTGGCGTATCCCTTGATGCTGGTCTTGATCTTTTCCTTTTCGGCATCGGTCAATTTGTCCGCATCCTCGCCACCTGCATATTTTTTGAGTTGTTCAGGATTTTCAGCGATATTCAATATCCGAGTCATGTTAGGTTCACCATCGGCATAGAAAAGTTTCCTATCTCCCTTCATGTTTCCCCAAGCCGAAAGTGAAACATGGTCCGACTTGGCTTGGGTCATCTTGGAATCCAGGGCCAATAGGTCGGCCTCAATTAAGTTTCCACCATCCTTGGCGTCCTTAAAGTTTTGCTTGGCTAAATCGTATCTACCAGATTCAATGTTGGTTTCTATTACTCCACGGTAAATAGCAGACTTCTTGGAAACAATAAAAGCCTGGGCATTCGGGTCCGAATACTTCCCGTCCTTGGTCTTCTCGGTAGAAATCCCGTTTAGTTTAAAATACTGATTGGCAACGCTATCGGTATAAGCGATTTGCCTGTCTACGGACTCTTTGTTATTGGAATTTAATATGGCGTTATTTTTGCTTGTGTTTAACTGGCTGGCATAGGTGTCGTTCGTGTAATTAAAGGTTTCGTTTGTGGCGTGGCGGGTAACGTCCATGTTCAATTCATTCCCGCGACTGGCGATAGAGGCTTGAGCCGACCGCATTACAGCCACGTTAGGCGAATTGGCTTGAAGTATTTTTTGGCTTCCTTGATTCCAGGCATTACTCGCATAAGCCTGCGCCCCGAGAGCGTCCTTTCCTTTCATTTGTTCGGTTTGGATGGTGATATTGTTTTTGAGTTCGGCGAGTTGGGCGTCGATATCGGCATGGGAAACGGTGTTGGCCATGGCGGCCTGTTTGGTAGCGATATCCCCAACGACCCCAGCAAAGTCGGAAGCGGCGCGAAGTCCGCCAAGAGCCTCGCCTCCGCCAAAAGCGGCGATAGGGGCTTCGACGGGAACCCTCGGGGCAGGGAATTGACCGCCCGCGTTTTCGTATTCGGGAGAAGGTACGCCTGGCAATTAAGACTCCTTTATCGGGGTTCGATTTGGTTATACATTGGTTAACCAAAGTATGATGAATTGGAACCCGCGTATGGGTGCAACCTATTTCGTTTTACTCGTATCCCGGAACAGCACCATTTTTCTCTCCGTCGGGTTCATTCATGGGCCTGTCATCAACCTTCTTTTTAGGCGGAGGCGCTTTACTGCCCTCGTAAAAGCTATCGGCGGCCTTAACTCCATAACTCAAGCCCGCCATGATCCCCCCTGTCAGCTGGGCGTTGGCGGTGTTGTTTCCCGCGGCTAAAGCCATTAAACCTTGGGCGCGGTCCCCGGTCGCGGCCATGCGATAGCCAAGCTGTTCCTGCCAAACCCTATGCCTGATAGCCAATTCGTTTATTCCTGAGACTCGGGATATCCTGTCCTCGGCGGCCCTAGCGGATCCACTGGTGACGAGAACCCCCTGAGAGGCGAAAGACGCGCGGGCCTGTCCCGCCTGTTGCGAAGTCCTTTCGGCTAAAGCGGACTCCTGATTTGCCCCCTCGATTCCGGCCTGTTTAGAGGCGAGGTCGTCGAGTTCAGCCCTGACCTTAAATTGTTCGTTGGTGTAATTGCCGGATGCCCTGGTAGCGTCGGATTGGAGGATACCCCCGGCGATAGAATCAACACCCTGGATGGCCTGCGCGGCTCCCGCTACGTTACTCATGCGCCACCCCTTTGTTGGATCGGCAAAGTCCCGCCAGGGAGCAACGCCAAGACGGTGAATGGAAGGGCCCGGATGTTTCGGACGGCCACTTGACCGCGATATCCCCAACCGCTCTTTATTTTCACAAAGATTACTTCCGATTTCAAACGAATAGGAGTTCCGGCAGGCTCCGTGGATCGCACCTTGGACTCTTGCATCCCTTCCACCGGATCATCGCCTGTCGGGAAGTCTTTTCCGGCGAAGAACCCACGGGAGTCTTTTACCATGACTCCGACCTGGCGGATGATCATTTTCTTGTCCGCAAAAGTCTCGCCCTGTGGGTTGTCTATCGCCAATGTCTTTAAATCCTGGGAATAGTTGAGGCCGATGTGGACAACGGCGTAAGGGTTGGGCAGTTCAATAAACCCTCCCGCAACGGTGATGACGGGCTTCGTCTTATCCAGTGAATTCGCCACTTCAAACCCATCCCCTACCACCCCGACGTTTTTGGCCTCTAAATGGTCCAGGCCAGTAAACTTCTTTAGGGCTAAAGCCCAATCGGTCGTCGCCGTCGTCCTCAATGCCACCGGAACCGTCTTTTGAACCTTCCCCGTTACGGTGTATTGGTCGGTGAAGTTAATAATCGTGAACCGGATTGAATCTCCGCCGGTCGTGAATTGAATGGCCCCACCAGTGTATTCCGGCTTGAATTCGCCAAGGCTGGAAGTGAGGGTCAAGGTCTCGGTGTTCGTCCAGTTGGTTCCGCCTGATAGCATCATGGTGCCGGCCCCGGCGTTCCGGCCATCGAATGTTACGCAAGCATCCAGGCCGATGAAGTCCCGGATATCGGTAAACTGTCTGGGTGCCAGCCTTTCGATGAACCTTTTGTCTTGTCCATCAATGGTCCGCTTCACGACAAAAGTAACGATTTCCTCGTCCTCGGTCTTCTCCACGGACACCCACTCGATGAACCCGTCCGTAATATGGCGTGTCCAACAAAGAACCTTCTCGGTTTTGAAGTAGGTGAGGGATAGGGCGATACCGTCGTTTCGGACAATCCACAAGACGCAATCCGGGGAGTTCTGGTAAGCCATCTTCACGATTTTGAACCCTTCCAAAAGATGTTTGGAAAATACGTTCAAGTCGTCCCCTGCGTATCTGTCTTGCATGAAGTTGTAGGTTAGGTCCCGTAAGATATTCCCGTTGGCATGGACAAAGATGATGTTCCCGTCCGCGATAAGCGGTTTTACGGTGGACGCCCCTTCCCGGCTTTGAATAGTCGCATTGGGGGTGTTTGGCAAGAGGGCCCCGGATTGGTCCCCTCGGATGGCGTACTCGACGGCCGCATTGAAGGCTACCAGCCTGCGGGCTTCGATTAAATGGCGGACTCGGTTGACCTGGGGAGCGGCCAATATAAAGTTCAAGGCGTCGTCGTCGCGGTTGGCGATGGAAATGGAAAAGTCCTCGAAGTCTCCAATCCTGGAGCCGGATATCCCCGCCGGATCGTTCTTTGTTCCTCCCGCCAAAAACCGTTGCTGATAGAAGGCTCCCACGGAAGGGTAATTCCCGTCCCCTTGGAATTTCTGCTGATAAATGGGCGGGTTCTTGGAGTAGGCCGGGGGCACCCCCTCATCAGTGAAACTGCTGGCCATGGTGTTCCCGATGAACCCAAAAAGACCCCCTCGGGTGGGGCTGGCGTAGACGTTATAGCTTTTATTCCCAACCAACACTTCATCCCAGGAATAAACGTTGGGTTTCTGGAAAGTTGGGCTGTCGCAATTCGCGAGTTCAAAGACGCAAGGGTAAAAGAATCCGCTTACCACGGCTGGAATGGATAGGACGGTCGGATCAAGTCCCGTCAAAATGAAGTTGTTGGCGTCAATCTTGAAGGCCGGGAAGGTGAGGTCATCTATCCCTTTGATTCCAGTTCCTTCGATCCGGACTAAATCCCCAGTCAAAAGATTATGGGCGGCCACGGTCGTCACGGTGCAGGGGAAGGTTTGGGATATCGCCGTGATTCCGCTGGTGGCCGCGGCGTTCACGGTTACGGTTCCGCCGGTGTGCATTGGTCCGGTCGGCGCCCCCGTCAAAACAACCGGGATGGTGAAACCCGTTGCGCTGATTACGGTAATTGCTAGAGACATTCCGTTGAGGTTCGGGGCGACACCCGCTGGCCAAACGAGCCCGCTAAACATCACGGTGTTACCTGTTGAAAACCCATGGGCCGTCAAAGTCTCAATGATGGCGTTGGGTTGAGGTCCCCCGGGAGGTTTAGGGGGTTGAATTATTACGGATATCGTTTTGGAGCCAGCCCCCACCAAAGCTGTTCCGGCCAAAGACTCTTTCTTGGTTACGGGGTCCAGGGTCGTGACGAGAATGTAATAGTTTCCTGTCCCAACAACTCCGACGGTTCCGGTGAGGTTGCGGGATAAAGAAGGCTGGGTGGGAGCTAGTGGGGCGGGGCCTAAAACCCACCTAGTTTGCCCATGGCGCACCAGGTTATAAACCGGAAGGTCGATAGACAAGAGCTTCATCAAATCGCCAGTTTGGGGATGGTCCAGTTCTTTCGCCTGCTCGGCGGTGTAGGGGCTCGGGATCTCGTAGATATCATCGGTCAGCGGATACCAATAAGCCGCGTTGGCTGGGGCCTGGTTCATGTTGTCCGCGATGCAGTAGTAGTTTATTCCCGCGGATTTAACCAAGTCGCCGACCATGTAATTCACGGTGGCATCCCAATCGTCCAGGTTCTCGACCTTCAAATAACTCCCGTTTTGAACCCAACGGATATAGTTATCCCCAAACTCCATTTCGTAGGTTTCGGTTTCGTTGAATTCAAACGGGATGGTAATGGCTGGCCCGGAGCCTTTGGTTTCTTCTTCGTGTAGGAGTCCGGCGCGGCTGTCCATTCCCCCGTCTTTACGACCCTTCATATTGACCGCAACGGCCAATCCGGTGCCGTACTGGGCTAAGTCCGACCTGGCGGCCAAATAGGGGCTTATTTCGCCTTGGGAAAGCGCCCGTTCAATTAAACCGCTCACAGGTCGCCTTTTCGGTTAGTGATGGTGGCGGAGTTCCTGGATTGCTGAATCTTAGAAGGTGGAGGCACATTCAAAGCCATGCCCCTGCGGTCGGTCTTTTTCGCCCAAGCCCATTTCAAACCAGCCACAGTCAAGAGCCTCGACCTTTCCTGGTGCCCCAGGTCTTTCATTACGGAGGGGGCGATAAGCGCGGCAAGCTCAAAAGCGATAGCCGTTTTAAAGTCGGCGGACCACGATTGGAAAACGGGGTTCCTGAAAGTCCATTCCCCCTCGGCGTTTTGCTGGTCGGTGAAAATAAGCCCGCCTACATTGTCGGCACCTTGGATAAACGGAGTCCTTGGAAGTTCCATTCCGTCCCTATCCCCATTCAGGATGCGGATAAAGTCGATGCTGTCAGGCGGGGTTCGGTAGGCGTAGGACCAATCGGAATTTGGGTCAGAGGCGACCAAGGAAAGCGGGCCAGTTTTTCGGGCAAAAGTCCAGCGGTACTCTCTCAACTTTTCCTCGAACATGGTAGGGAAAACCCGCCTTGAAGCCTGGGCGGCTACGCTATCGTCCGTCTCCCAGTTCTCGACCTCATCGGACTCGCCGAGCTGGGCCAGTGAGTAGTTAACCAATTCGGTCATATCAATCATGGGTTCCTCGATGCGGGATAAATAAAAAAGGCCCTCCCCTGGAAGGAAAGGGCCTTTAGGGGTTCAAAACCAACTCGTTAAGCCTTCTTGCCTTTTTTCCCGACGGCAGCCTGCAAGTCAAGGGGCTCTTTCTGCTCCCCGACATCAATGCTGGTCTTGTCGTCGATCAAGGTCATTCCGGCGTTGAAGTCGGTGTACTTTAAAAAAGCCGCTTCGTCGCGCTCGTTCAAAAAGGCTCCCTTGAGGTGGCCTTTCAGGTATCCTTCGCGAACCTTCGTTTGTTCGGGAGTGCAAAGGGTTTCTTTGCAGTTAAAATTCTCTCCGATGGTACGCATGGTTTTGTTCAAGGAGCCGTCGCCATAGAAGCAGGCGTTATCGCCCTCCAAGCCAAGGTGCGGACCTTTTCTGCCCTGTACTAGCATAAACCCCTCCAAGATCAGAATGTGAAGAAGGGGCCCCCAAAGGAGCCCCCCCGATGAATCGTTTTAGACGGTGAAAGAGGCCGGCATGGTCTGGATCAACTCGCGTTGCTCAGAGTGCCAAACGTCAAACGTCCCGCCCGTTAGATTTGCCGTGACCGGCGTGAATCGAACGCCCCAATACTGCTGGAGGCTGGGGTAAGCCTCGCCCGGGATGAAGTCGGACTTGTGAGTTCCGGCCACCGCTCCCTGCGCGAAGGAAAGAACCGCCGCCTTAACCACGGCCAAGTTCGTCCCCAAATCCTCGGTTGTCGCGTCCACCAAATCGATATTGGTTCCGGCGTTACTTCCGCCGTCGGTCAATGTCGTCTTCACCAAAGCGTGAAGAAACAAAGGGGTGGCGCTGGTGTTGATTCCAGCTTTCGGCGTCCCCTTGTTTTGGCTGTACGTCGAAACTGCCTGCGCCGTCACCGCTTGGTCGACGGAAAGAAACGTCTTGTTATCGCGAAGCCCCATAATTTTTTCTCCTTGTGGTAGGGCGCCCCCGTTTCCAGGGGCCCCGGGTTAGTTTAGGTTAATCAGCTTTTCAGTTAGAACGTCACCCCGGCTTCCGCCTTGGTGATTTGGTCCACCGTGTAGATCGGAATTCCGCGCCAAGTATCGCGCATCACTCCGTCCACCAGCTCGACCTTCAACTGTCCGCCGATTTGGATGTTCTTCTGGGCTTGTTTGTCCAGCTCCATCCTCATGAACCGGTTCATGAACCAGCCCATGCGGCGTCCCTGCGCCTCGGAGTTGAACTTGACCGCCGTGGACGGCAAGCGGTAAAACATCTTCCGCATGACGTTCAAGAGGTCCACCTTGTCCGCCGCGTCCGCATCGCACTTATCGGTGTCGATGTTCGGGCAACGAACCACCCACTTCCAATCGTCCAAGGCGATACCGGCGCTCCATCCGAAGATGGCCCGGTAAACCCGGAGAATGGCGTTCAGGTTATCTGGGTCCTGTTTGGTTTCTTTCCCGAGGTCTTCCGTCCTCAAGCCAGCCATGGTGTTTTTCGGGTAGATGCCGTTCAAGGCTCCTTCCCCGAAAGCCATGAGCCAAAGGGACGTCATGTGGGACCCGCCGACCGGGCCGCCCGGGATGATGTTCGCCCCGTTGTTGTCGGTGGGATCGTTGAAGCGTTGGCACAAGCCCGGGAACAAATCAGGGTTGGTCAAGCTGTTCCCGTAGAACATGGACGAGACGAAGTTGCGGGCGTGAGCCTCGCGGTGCTTCGCGGACTTATCGCTCATGAGTTTCGCGGGATCGCCCAAAAGTTCGGCGGCGTTTGCCGCGATTTCTTGGACGGACTCGAATTTTCCGGTGGGCTCGTACAGGTTGACGTCCTTACCGTCGGACGGCAAGGTTCCCTTGTTGACCATGGCCGTATAGACCTTGGGCAAGGAAATGGCCTGCAAGAGCAGGTGGGTATCGACCTGGTTAGTCGGGATCCAGGTCATCACCTGGAGGATTTCATTCGCCTGAACCATCATGTTCGTGGAGCGAAGAAAATTGCCCTGCGCGTCGACCAGCTTCATCAACTCGGGCAGGGTAACAAAAGACGTATTAAGTGCGCCCATAAAAAAACCTCCGTGAGAGTTTTATCCCAGGAGGCTTTTGGCGTTTCCTTGAGTTTTTGAGGGAGCGGGCGGTTTCCCTAGACTATTTGGTGTTCGCCCTTAAAACTTGAACTCGGCTTTGGAGGGCACCGAAAAGCTGCTTCGCGTGTCCTAAAGCCCTGTTGGCCCTTACCAGCTCCGATTCAATCACCTTGAGTCTTTCCGGTTCGGAAAGGTCTAAAAGTGATGGATCGGCATTTTCAATTCGTTGGGGTTCCGCCCCAGCCATTAGGCCGGAACTCCCGCGGCTTTAGCGGCCGCCGCTGTCTTGGGGAACTCGGTTTTCCAAGGGGCGTCCGTGGCCCCGCTTTCGTTGGAGTTACCCAACTTCAAGGTTCCTGGTTCCATCCCCTCCGCGATATTCAAAAGGAACTCGCGAAAAACCGGATGGTTCGCCGTGGGGAACTTCTCCATGGCGGCTTTCAATTCCGGCGTTCCCTTCGCGTCCACCAAAGCGTTGATCAATCGCTCGGACCTTTCTTTCAGCGCCCCTCCCAACCTCGGGTGCTTATCGTTCAAGGCGGCAATCTCCACCTTCAACGCCTCGGCGTTCCGTTGGTCGGCGGCTGCTCGGTTCGCGTCGTGAACCTCGATGGTTTGGTTCGCGAAAGTAACCAAGTCATTCGTTTGTTTCGGAGTCAGTCCGTTTGCCAAGGCGTAGTTCTTGATTTCGGTCAGTCGGTCGGAAGTGAGTTTGGAATTCTCAGGGGCTTTCAAATCGGACTTCTTGAAGTCCTCGATTTCCTTATCAGCTTTCGCCTTATCCTCGGCGGCTTTAGCGGCCGCGGCGGTCTGGGTTTTCTTGAGGGCTTCGTGAGCCGTCTTGAATTCACCCGCGACCTTCGAGAGAGTCCCGTAGGCGGCTTCGGTCTTTTCCTTCGTCAAGGCTTCAACCGCGCCTAAAAGAACTTCAACATCGGGGGTTTGCGTCCCCTTGTCATTCCCGTCCGGCATTGGCAACTCCTTTGTTGAAAATTATTCTACTTAAATTTCAAACTCTTGCAAGAAAGAATAATAATCTCCCTTGCTGGCCTTCTTCAGCTTCTTCGCCAGCTCCTTCCAAACCCGGTCTTGACCAAGGTTCTCGTACACCTTGGAGCTGGTTTTATCAGTCAATTCCCCGTCCCCCTGGCAGTATTTGTGGAGCCATTTGAGGACCTGGCGACCGCTCGGGTCTTTCAAAACGGCCTTAAAATTGGACAATTCGTTCAAGGCGTTAAGTTCCGCCTCTTGCTGTTCGTTCCGCCTTTTGGCCTCCCGGGCCTCGGTTCCTGGGTTGTTCAAGCCGCGCTGATCCCGCTGCCGTTGCTATTCATGGCCCGAAGTTTCCCCAGCATCCCGCCACTGGGATCCGTGTTGGAAAGTTCTTGAGCCGCCCCTGCGACCGCGGGAAGGGTCTTTGCTTGGCGTTCTTGAGCCAATGCTTTTGCCTCGGCGTCGACCGCCGCTTGGTAATCCTCTTTCGTTTTCAAGAGTTTCGGCGGAACTCCCAAGGCTTCCATGCCGGCCACGGCCATTTCGTAATCATCAACCGTGTGTTTGGAGTTCGGGAATTCCTTGGCCATGGCAGTCAAGTATTGAGACGCGGCTTGGAGGATGGAGAAGTCGCCCATCTTCAACGCCTTGGCGATAACGGAAACGAACCGCACTTCTAAAAGCTGATTCTGCATGATCGCTGGAGCCGGCTTGACGCGCTTATACTTCAAGCGCAACTGATAGACGATGTTGATTAACGGCTCCAGGCAAAATTTCGTGATTCGTCCGAAGGCCGGTCCCAACAAGACCATGACCTCTTTCTTGCGCTCCAGGACCTCGGTGGCCGTCATGGGTTGTTTTCGGTCGTCGTCCAATAGCATACGGAAAAAGTCGGCTTGGAAGTGTTCTCGAACTTCCTGCTTTATCTCGTTGATCCGTTCTCTCAAATGGTTCAGGTCCAGGTCCACCTTGTAAAGTGATTGGATGCCGACCTTCATGGCTTCCTCGTTTGGAATTTGAGTCTTCCCGCCCGGGAGCGTGTCCACGTTCTCAATGTCGGGATGGATTCCAAGGGGAGGGTTATACTTCAATTCCAAAGCCGTCATGTATCCCTGCTCCAAGAAGTACAGTTCTTTGATATCCGGCAAGGCTCGTTTCCCAGGTCCATTGGATGCGTAGGCGTCTTTCCCGTTGGTTTCCCAAGCGGCATAAATAACCGGGAAGTAGTCGTATCCCGTTTCCTCAAGGAACTGTTCCGGCATCGATCCGCCCGAAGACGGAGGCAGGCCCATTTCCATGTACTTCGACGTCCATTTTTTATATTTCGCCGAAAGCATATTCGGGTCGGCTTCTCGATTCAGTCCGATGTAGTGGTTGATATCCAACCATTGGTCCATCTGTCCGGCCTTCAAAGCGATAACAACGCGGGCGGATAGGTTCGAGCAGTCCAAGTCCCCCTCGGGGTTATCGGCGGTCTTGTTGACGTACTTGCCCCACTTCTCCAAGACCTGGCGGACGGTGTAGCGGAAGGTTCGGTTGAAGGCGACGGGGTATCCCTTTGAGTCCAAAGAGATTCGGAATTGACCAGGACGGAAAGTCGTGACGCGGAAAACGTCCGTTTCGTCCGCCTCGACGAACATACACCCGCCAATGTTCACGATGAAGTCGCGGAGGAAAAGCGGGAACTCGGAGAAGAAGTTGGATTTCTGGATGACGCGCTCTTGGTCTTCCTTCTCATCCCGGAGCCATTGGAGAACCTCGAAGTTATCCTCCAGTTTCCTGTCTTTCAACCCAAAGAGGAACCATTCGCTCGTCGCGGGAGCCACCCCCACCCCGAGTCCGGCCACCTCGGCGTCCAGCGCGGCCGCCGGCGCTCCAGAGAGGATTGCCACTTGGGCCGCCTGCTGGGGTTCGAGATCTGTATTATTGTAAGGCTCGTACCAACGATGTGGGTCGATGTTCTGGGAAAGTTCTTTTGCGAAGGTCTTGTAATAGTTGAATTCCAAGTCCATTTGGGCCTTGGTGATCATAATGCGCTGGTAATCCGTCAAGGTTGTGTTCTTGAGTTCGGCGCGGGTTAGGATTTTATAATCTTGAACAGCTGCCTGTTCGGCCACGTTATCCCCCTATCGTCGTTTTGGAGCCGGCTTGATTCACGAACCCAACGCCAGCAGGCGTAGCGTCCACCGGAATTCCAAAGTTTGCCGCATAAGCGGATTTGGCGCGGGTAGAGTCGAGTTCCATATCCCGTTGAGCCACCAAAGACCGTTGACGGATTTGCTGGGCCATCTTCATCTTCGCCTCATTCAAAAGTTCTTTCTGTTGGTCTGCTTGGGACTGTTGAAGTTTCTGCATGGCGCCGGCTGAGTCCGCGGCGTTTATGGTGCTAACCGTACTCGTCACGGCCCCAACGGCTATTCCGGCGACCGCGGGCATTAGTTTAAACTCGCTGTAAACAATTCAGCCTCCCGGATCGCCACAGCCTTCGACCTTGAAGCGTTGAGCCCCAAAAACTCTTGACGACATTTCCCGCCATCGGTGAGTTCGACGTACCGCCACTGCCAGCACGATTGTACTTTCTTGATGTAAAGCAACCCATGGGCCAGTCTGTTTTTGTAAACCGCGTCCGAGACCTTAACCCAATCAGCCTTGAGGGGTCCACCAAAAGGCATGAACGGCCCGACCATCTTTGCCCCATTCACAGGCGTTTTGTGAAATGCAGGTCAATTTGCTCCATACCAAACCCGTCCACAAAGAAGTGCGTCAAGTCGTGCGCCTTCTTGCAGTAGGCGTGGACCACTTGGACCCCTTCCGCCTTGAGGGACAAAAGGCACTCGTTCACAAACTCGTAGGCCATGCGACCGCGTTTGTCCTTTCGGATGAATAGGACGTCCCCGAGGGCTTGCTTGGTGCCCATGTAGTGGAGCGTGTCGTTTATGAAAAAGACCCAGTAACCCAGCAAGTCGCCGGCGGTGAACCATTGACCTTCTTTGGAAACGCAAGTCCATCGTTTGACGACCTTGGAAGAATCGGGCTTTTCTCCGGCCACCACTTCCCGGACGGTGTAGAGGATGGCCCCGCGGGTCTGGCCGGCGCGGATGTACTTGTCGAAGTCGGGGTTGAGTTTCTGAAAGTCTTTAAAGGCGGGGTGGCTAACTTCGTCCCAGTGGGATTGAAGCAAAGGGAATATCTCTCTACAAACTTCGGGCGTGATGGCTTCTTCCAGGAATACGACGTCGCCGAGTTTAGGGTTTTGGATATTAAAGCGGGAATGAGTTTTGGGGGCTTCAAGAAGGGACAATCCAGCCTCCGTCTAAAAGACTAGAGGAAGGCCCGAGGGCAGGTTCCCGTATTCGGGGAGGAACTTCTGGTCCCCATTGAATTTAATTATATTGTCTCAACGGTTTCGGTCAAGCGGATTGTAGCCCCTGAGTCCCCCGCCGTGGCGCGGTCGGGCGCCTTCCCCGCGAAGGATGGATAGGTTCGCGGTCTTCTTGTTGACGTCCGGCAGGGCATAGGTAATGGCTAGGGCGTCGGCGATATCAGGGGAACGTCCGATTTTCAGCTTCACCATTTCTTTATCCTCAATCAACATTTTCCCGTTTTTGAGGGTGTAAGTAGGGCTGGTCAATTCAGGGATGAGTTCGGGGCAGTTCGGCAGGCAGGCGCCCTGCTTAATCGCTTCTGCCATGGTGAACCACATCTCCGCCCGTTTGTTGTAATACGCATCGTTATTGGCGGCTGCCTCAGAGAAATTGACCTTCGTGGCCTTGTGCCGTTGGATCCTCAAAGAACTGTAAACCCCATCCCCGTATCCGCCCGTCGTATCGATTAAATCCTCGTCCGAACCAATGCGCGGTCCGTAGACCAGGATGCGGGCCGCGATATCGAAGGACCATGTTTCGGAGTTGTAGTCAACCCGGAAGACGTCCGGCGAGAAAACCTTAATTCCTTGGCGTCCGATAATACAGCAACGGTCGTCACCCCCGAAAGCAACGTCCGTTCCAGTTCTCGGCTGGACGAACCCATACTGCCCAATGGAACAGTCCCGCGCCATGGCTTCTCGAACCGTGTCCGGCCCCAGAAGGGAATTGATTGAACTCGGCGGAAACTTCCCGAAAACGTTTGTAAGAACCCACGGGTTATCCCTGCCCCATTTCTTGATCGTCGCCCTGGCCTCGTCGATGTTGACGCGCTTTGACCGTTTCGGGTCGTCTGGGTCCCCTGTAATCTCAATCGGAAACCAATACTCCGATTCTTCGTTGAACGCCCTCCAAAGCGGTCCGGTCGTATGCGTGGGGTTCCCAGCAATAAGGATTTTCGTTTCAATCCCTGAAGTCATGGCCCCGTCCGCCGCGACCATCACGGAGTCGGGGATCCCGCCGACCTCATCCAGGATGAATAGCATAAAGTCGGCGTGTTTCCCTGCGAGGGTATTTGCTTGCATGGTCGGGTCGGCGTCTTTGCGCCAAGTCCTAGCGACCATGAACCAGGTTTCGGGGTAATTCTTGTGAAATATCTTTGTCTTGGTGATGATGAAGTCGCGCTTGAGAATGTCGGACGTTTCGTACCACTTGGACATTTCGGACCAAAGACCATCAGAAAGGTTCTCGGCTGAAATGGAAGTAGCGATCACTTTTGGGAATGGACGGGTAATCAGGAAGTTCCAGGCGCACCAGGCCAACACGGTCGTCTTCCCGGGTCCCTTGCAAGCCTTCATCGCCACGCGCTTATGTTTTGAGAAAGCTCTTAAAGCGTCCGCCTGCCAGAAGTCCGGCTCAACGGAAAAAACCTCTCGAACGAAATCATCCGGTCGGTCCCTCCACCGCTTGAGGGTGGAGGCTTGCTTGGACAGAACCTTTGGCGGGCTCAAGCCTGCTTTTCTTTTTTGTGGTTTAGGTCGTAGAACTCGGAAAGGGCGTCAAGAAGGGTAGGACCAGCATCGTGTTCGTGTTGGATTTTATCGCCATAAACCTTCGGAACAATCTTAGAAAGCAAAAACTTTCTGGTATCAACCCTTAATTTGTTCCTGGAAATACCGGCGGCGTCCGTGAATTCGTACTGCGATTCCCTTTCGTTGGAGCCGAAGACGGTAGAAACGATTGTCGGAGCCTCATCTGATATCTCGATTATTTCTTCTCCCATTTCTTCAATGGTCGCGCGTTTGGCTAAATCGTACTGCTCCGCAAATTCCTTGTGCTTTCCGTCGAATCTCCATTCGTGGATGGTGGAAGATTGGGGTAAGCCCTTTTCTTTTCGCAAGGCTTCACGAAGTGAGCCATGTTTCAAAAGGGCTTTGCAAATCTTTAGGCCAAGTTCGGCCGTAAAAATTGAGGGCCTGCCGTCCACGGCTCCAGGAACGGCTTTAGTGGGATGGGTTTTCTTTGATTTCGCCATGGATTAAATTCTAACGCCATTTCCGCCGGACAGGCAATAATTTTAAAAGAACGTCACGAGCGCGAATATCCCCCACATGGTCAAGAGGATGCCTCCCAGAACCCAGTCCACGGTTTTGGGCTTCCTGCGGTAATGCTGCTCCTGTCGGTCCCTCTCAATTCTTTCGAGGATTTGCGTCTGGGTGTTAAGGTTTGGCATCCAAGGCCCTCCTGTTATGGTTTATAAACGCTTTCTCCGACACCTTCTCGACCCCGCGACCTCCGCACTGCGGGCAGTTGGCCGGCGAATCCTGCTCGGTTCCAAGCCCCTTGCACCGCCGACACTGAATTAAGACGGGTTTCGGATTGAATCCCTTGGAAGCCGGAATGTCGGCCAGCGTCACTTTGCGCTTCAAGACCTTTCCCAGCATTAAAGCATCGGCAAACTTATGTGACAGGCTCATTTCGACCCCCCACTTAATCTTGAAAGTCCCAGCATAAACCTTTCCTTTGCGGTCAAAATCAACCCATGGCCCCGGTAAGCCTTAACGAATTGCGCGGCGGCATCGTGGCGGTCTTCCTTTTCCTTTCTTGAGTTTTCCTTTCGTTTTAATGGCCTTCCGTATTTTTGGAGTAGTCGTTTTAGACCCATAGGGGAGCCCTTTCCGATAGTAGTGAAACGGACCTAGAATTGCCTGGACCGATGGTTTGGCGCGGTGCAGGTGCCACTGAAGCGTTTTTCCGCATAGTTCGCATGGCGGATATTCCCTCGACATTACGCCTTAAACTCCGCCTCAACCTCGTCCACCGTTTCCCAAAAGGCGTTTGTCTCCCGGGCCCCCTGGACCTTTACCGCCTCATCCTCGGTCAATGGGTCGGGATAGCCCTTAACCTCGTCGCACCAAACCCCGTCCTTGAGGACCCAGCCGTTTTCCTTCAGGTATTCGACTCTACTTTGGGGCATAGCCTACGTCCTCCGCTTTCGTTTTCTCGGCTTTAAAATGTGAACCACGTCACCGATCCACCCAATCGTCCAAATCGAAGAATTGACCGCGGTTCCGGCGTCAATCCAAGACCCCTGGCTCGGTATAGGGATTGGCCCAAAAAAGAACGCCGGCTTTGGATAACTCGGACTTGTCGAATACATGGCGGCCAAGCCATTCAGCCGATTCAGCAGGCTGTCCGGTTTTCCTTTTCGCATCCTCGCACCCCCTCAAATGGTCAACCTTCGGAAAAATCAAACCCCAGCCAACATCCAAGTCTAAACTTGGAACCCCGCCGCACCTGTGGCAATGTGGCATTTTCAACGTCTTTCCTCAATTCTCAAAAGCCTTATCTCCCAATGCGGGCGGTTTCTTAACCCACAAAAGCGGTCGATGGAACTCAAGAACGTCGGCGAAGTGGACCACCAATCCAAGGCTATCGCCTCGTTCAAGGGATTGCTCTCGGTGATAAAAAACAAGCACCGCCTGAAAGCGTGGACGTTCTTTTTCTCGGGCTCGTTCACGCAAAGTTTGGCGTCGTAGACTTTTACGCGCCTCACCTCGTTCAATCCACCACGCGCCGTAAATCGTTCTGCGGGTTGGCTTGGCGCTGGAACGTCACGCGGTAACAACCGCCATCTTTCGGAAGAACGATATTCCCGTGCTCGGGGTGCTGGATTTCGATGTCGCCGAAAGCCTCGATGACCGGGCCACAGAGCGGATTGCGATTGTCCTCGTAAATCCGGACTTTCGCCATATCCTCGATCTTGATGCAGTGGCGGGATCCAATGGAAGTCCCGGGAGCCAACTGGCGCATGGGCTTCTCGATGAGCTTCGCCGTGGACGGAACGCCAGCCAACTTGCGGATATATATGTCCCCCTGGCGGGCGTAGTCCAAGACTTCCATCTTATCCACCACGACGGTTTCGGCTTTTCCTTTTCCAATTTTCTTCTCAATCTTTTTCGCGTGTTGCTCGACTTTCGTTTTCATTCTCTCTCCCTTAAATTTTATTTCAGCTAGCCGCAACCAATCGACCCTTCGCCTCTCCCAACTCATCACGCTCCAAAAAGTCATTCGCTTCTTGGCACGTCTTTGCGTCTGACGGAACGTCAAGATAATAAATCCTACCAGTTGACGGGTCCGCCACTTCCAAAAAAGCCATGTCTTTAAAATGGTACAAAGCGCGTTGGCCGTTGAGTTTATCCGAATCCTCGTGGACCAGGGCTTTCTGCCCACCAATGGACTTGATGAACTTTTGTCGCCCCATGCGTTCGACCATTATACGCCGAACCTCCTGATTCGATTCGGCCTCGATTTCGTTGATGGTGATCTCGGAAGACTTCAGAATGATCTTGTCCGAGACTTTCACGCCGTGCCAATAATAAGCACCCCATCCATCCGGATATTGAAAAGCCATTCCATTGTCGGAATGTAATCTTCCGCGATCATCTCGCTCCAATCTGGAATGACGTTCTGAAATCCAGCAGATTTTCTCATGAGGTAAAAACCATCCGGCGTTCTTGGATATGAGCCAAAGCCCTTCGAGCTTTTTGGTTTCATTCAAGAGATTCAGTTCTTTGAAAAAGTAATCGTAGAACCCGAGCCAGTTGGCATCGTGCTGTCCATAACAGGAAGCCCTCACGGAATCCCTCACGGAAGCCCCCACGGAAGCCCCCACGGAATCCCCCACGGAATCCCACACGGAATCCCCCACGGAAGCCCCCACGGAATCCCTCACGGAAGCCCCCAC